ATCGACAAGGACGTGACCTACATCATCACCGAGCAGGGTGACGAGATCGTCGTGCCGCTCACGGCCTAGCTAGGGGACGCCATGCCACAGCAAAAGCGTGTCGATCAACTGCCAGCCGTGACCGGCGTCACCGGCACCGACATGCTCATTTGCTCGAGCAGTGCGGCCACAAAGCGGGTCACGATCTCGCAGATCGGCACCTACTTCCAGGCGGCTGGCGTGGCTGGCCCGACCGGTGCCACGGGCATCGGCGCAACCGGTCCTGCCGGCAGCAACGGCGGCACGGGGCCCACGGGGCCCGCAGGCGTCGGAAGCACGGGCCCGACGGGTGCCGCGTCTACGGTCACTGGCCCAACGGGCGCGACGGGAGCCGCAGGGCAATCCATCACGGGGCCCACGGGTGCGGCATCGACGGCGCCCGGCCCGACAGGGCCAGCCGGCGAGCAAGGGCAAAGCATCACGGGGCCCACAGGGCCGCAGGGCGCAGCGTCTACCGTCACCGGGCCCACCGGCGCGGCAGGAAGCGTCGGCGCCACGGGTCCGGCTGGCGTTGGCAGCACTGGCCCCACGGGCAGCGTGGGCGCGACTGGCCCTGCAGGCAGTGCCGGTGCCGTCGGTGCGACTGGGCCAACGGGCGCGGCGGGTGCAGCTGGGTCGCAAGGCGAGCCAGGCGTGGCCGGCGCGACGGGGCCAACCGGGCCACAGGGCGCGGCGGGCGATGCAGGCAGCGTTGGCGCCACGGGGCCGACGGGCGCGCAAGGCGAGGCCGGCAGTGCCGGTGCGGCAGGGGCTACTGGCCCGACCGGTGCTCAAGGCGTTGCCGGCTCGGCTGGTCCGCAGGGCGTTGCCGGTGCCACCGGGCCTACGGGTGTAGCCGGTGCGGCTGGACAATCCGGCGATGTTGGCCCTACGGGCCCCACGGGTGCGTCTGGCAACTCGATCACAGGGCCAACGGGCGCACAAGGCGTCACTGGCCCGGCTGGTGCTGCGGGGATGTCACCCGTGGCTGCAACCCTCGTTTTTGGATAGGTGACAAATGGCAGCGCCCAACATCGTCGGACCAACAACCATCACGGCGAAGACTGCCGTGCTGTCGAGCGTCACCGGTGCGACCGGCACCGTGGTGCTCTCCAATGCCGCCAGCAGCGGCAAGGCCATGCAGATCGTCTCGCTCTACGCGGCCAACGTCGATGGAACGTCGGCGGTTGACGTGACCTTCAAACTGCACAGCGAGGACGACGGCGGCGGCACCGGCCGGGCGATCTGCTCGACCGTGAGCGTGCCGGCGGATGCCACCGTGATCGTCGTGGACAAGAACGCCCCGATCTGGCTGGAGGAAGACCGCTCGATCACGGTGAACCCGTCGGCGAGCAACGACATCGAGGTGGTCTGCAGCTACTTGGAAATTTCCTGATCGGTCACCACACGAGGTCACCCCCATGGCACAGATCGGCGATCCCTGCTGGCGGCGCAACGGCGTGGCCGCTCTCGTCCTGCCCTTCCGCGTGCGTCTGCCCGATGGCAGCACCCGCACCGACCCCGAGCAGTGGTCGCAGGATGCCGCCGTGCTGGCCGCGACCGGCTGGGCCGCGTCTACGCTCACGCAGGCCGACCTGGACGCCCTGTTTCCGCCGCCGCCTCCCCCGCCGGTGCCATCGCCGTTTGAAGCCGGCTGGGAGACGCCGGCCGGCTGGCGGCTCGCGTGGCAGCCCGACGACGTGGCCCTGCTAACTGGGCTCTACGTTCTCGCCAAGCGGGCGAGCGAGCTTGGCGTTGAGCAGCCGGTGGTCGTCACCGACATGGCCGGCGAGCGGCACACCATGACGTTCGCGGACTTTGAGCCGCTCATGCTTGCGTATGGCGCTGCGCGGGCGGCGTTGTCTGCTGGAGGTGCGGCATGAGTCTGCGAGCAAACGGTTCGTACATCGGGCCGCGACCGGCTGGACCTACCAACGGCGGCTCAGGCGTGGCGTCTGGCATCTGGGATTTGCGGACGGCGCAACGGCAACGCGCGAAAGATGAGTGGCCGTTTTGGCTTTTCTTTGTGCCAATTCCTATTATGACATCTGCGACTTCGCCAAGCGGCACGGCAAGCGAAAGCGGAACACTGACTGGCTCAAGTTTTGCCTGGAAGGCGATGGATAAGGCAACAGCGTCTGGCGACACGACGTTTTATGCCGCGCCGTCGCCGTCCACGAACGCATGGGCACAGTATGACTACGGCTATACCGTGTCTATTGGTGGCTACAGCCTGACGAGCAGGCAGTTGAGTCCATTTGGGCGAACTCAAGCGCCGTCTCAGTGGACGTTTTCTGGAAGCACTGACGGCACGACGTTCACGACTATCGAAACTCGCAGCATTGCGGAGTCTTCGTGGGCAGAGGCAGGCGAGACAAAAACTTTTATGCTGGCCTCCCCAGCGACTTATAGGGCATTTCGTTGGACATGGAACAGCAACCCCTCCGCTGGCGCAGTAGTATTGCCGAAGGTGCAGATGTTGGCACCAGCTACCTGACGACGAAGTGGGGGATCTAACGCCCGAGAAGACGCCAACCGTCACGCTCCAAACATGACACACAGCCTCGCCCGCTTCGACGCCGCGCCCTACGGCGTCTATAGATGGGCTGGCGAGGCAGCCCCGACGCGACACGCAGCCGGACAACGGCCGGGCGACGATGGGAGCGGGGCAGTGGCATCCCGGCAGGGCAGGCACCGGACAGATAAACCGGCAAGCCGACCCCAGCGGGGAGGTTTGCTATTTCGGGCAGATTGCCCGTGACGCAATAACCGAGAAATAGAATGCCAACCGCCACGCTTCGCTACACGCTTCCAGACGAGCAGGCCGAGTTCGACGCAGCCCGCACTGGCGCGGAGGCCCGCCGCGTCCTGTGGGACATCGACCAGCACTGCCGGTCGATCCTCAAGCACAGCGACCCGTCGGCGGAGACGGCGGCGTTGGCCGAGGAGATCCGGCGGATGATCGCGGATTCGCCAGAGGGGCTGCTGGACTGAGCAAAAGATTGCGGGAAGTTGCAGTTGGTGTGCTGTTGTGAGCGGACACTCATCCGCTCAAACGTCCGCTCCACACCCCCTGCGATGACGCCTCGGCAACGCTGAAAATCCGGCACGAGGTCGCCATGCCGTTTTATTCGCTGCCGTCTGGTGGTTCGCCCGTCTTGGCGGGCTCTGGAGCCCCGACCGGTGCCCTCGGCAACGTCGGCGATCTCTACATCGACACGGCCAACGCGCTGCTCTACGGGCCAAAGGCCGCCGGCGGCTGGCCAACCGGCACGGTGGACCTGAGCCAGGGTCCGACGGGGCCCACTGGCAGCCAAGGCAGCACCGGGCCGGCTTCTGTGATTACGGGCCCCACTGGAGTCACAGGAAGTACTGGTCCGTCAGTCACGGGCCCGACGGGAAGCACCGGCGCAGCCAGCGTGGTGACTGGGCCGACGGGCAGCACAGGGCCGCAGGGCTCAGTTGGCAGCACAGGCCCAGGCGTGACTGGGCCCACGGGCAGCACGGGATTAAGCGTGACGGGCCCTACGGGTAGCACCGGTGCTAGCGTGACTGGGCCAACGGGGAGTACCGGCCCGAGCGTGACTGGGCCGACAGGCGCCGCGAGCAATGTGACAGGGCCAACTGGCAGCACTGGGCCGTCGATTACTGGGCCAACTGGCGCGACGGGTAGTACTGGCAGCACCGGCCCTGTGTATGAATCAACGCAGGTCACGAACTCTCTGACCGGTGCCACCAACGACTTCGCTCCAACTGGTGGCGACATCGTCAGGCTCTCGTGCACTGGCATGATCGAGGTTTCCGGCATGGTTGCCGACGCCGGCGCCACGCGAGTGCTCGTCAATATCGGCACCACGGGGACCGTGTCGCTTCTGCACCAATCAAGCCTGAGCGACGCAGGCAACCGATTCATTACGCCAGGGTCCGTCGCCTTGAATCTTGGGCCGGCAGGCATCGTCTTTGCCTTGTACGACGACACCACAAGCCGATGGCGGCTTGGTGGCAGCGTCGCTCCAACTGGGCCATCCGGCCCTACCGGTCCAGCGAACGGCCCTACCGGGCCAACCGGTCCGTCATCCGGCGGCTTGCCTGGCGTGGTAGCGTTTTTGTTGTCATGAACAATCCGCTGCTTTATTCGGCGATGGTCAAGCAGTCGTCGCTTGACGCGATCAACAGACGAATGCTCTTTGCGTGGGGGCGTAACGAATACGGGCAACTTGGCGATGGCACAACGAGTGCTAGCTCGTCGCCGTTGGCGGTTGGCTTGAGTAGCAACTGGGCAAGCATATCGGTCGGCCAAGATCACTCGCTTGCTATTCGAGAAGATGGCAAGCTCTTTGCATGGGGACTCAACCAATACGGGCAACTTGGTGATGGCACAACGACTAGCCGACTATCGCCAGTACAGATTGGCACAAGCAGTTGGTCCAGCGTGAGCGCTGGCAGTGCACACTCGCTGGCGATCAGAAGTGACGGAAAGCTCTTCGCTTGGGGGCTTAACTCATTTGGGCGATTGGGTGATGGCACGGCGACTAGCCGACTATCACCAGTGCAGGTTGGCACAAGCAGTTGGTCCAGCACAAGCGCTGGAAGCTCTTTTTCGTTTGCAATTCGAGACGATGGAAAAATGTTTGCCTGGGGCTCAAATGCGTATGGGCAACTAGGCGACGGAACGAGCGAGACTCGTTTGTCTCCAACGCAGATAGGCGAAAAAATATGGGTAGACGTGAGTGCCGGCAAGCGACTTCACGTCATGGCCATATCTTCCTCATGACAGACCACCTCGCCGCGCTCGCCGTCCATGCCTACTACGCGGGCGAGCTCGACGCCGGCCGCCGTGCCTGCGAGCGGCTGCTCTCAGGCCAGCTCTCCGAGGACATCGAGATGCAGGTGCGAAACAATCGCCTCTGGTATCAGCCGCCGTTGGCCGACTTGGCTGGCTGCCGGTTTCAGCGGCTCGACATTGAGCCCGCCCACGAGGGCTGGTCGCTCTTCAACCCGACGGTTCTCGAGCACCATGGCGAACTGCTGGCCATCGTCCGCAGCAGCAACTATCAGATTATCGACGGCCGCTACGTGATGCCCGAGGCAGACGGCAACACGATCCGCACCGACAACCTGCTCGTGCGGCTCGGGCCCGACCTCGCCGTGCGTGACGTGCAGGCGATCCGGCAGCCCGACTATGCCACGACCGACTTCCCGGTGACGGGGCTGGAGGATTGCCGCTTGCGGCATACCGTATCCGGCATAGGCGTGTCGGCCACAATCAGGAACGCGGCACCGTTCGACGGCAACTGCCGCATCTGCACGGCCGACCTCGACATCGACCAGGCGGCGATGAGCAACCTGATCGTGCTGTCGAGCCTCTCCTGCCAAGAGCACGAGAAGAACTGGATGCCGCTTGAAGGCGGGCCGCACCATGGCGGCTGGCTCTACGCCGTCTCGCACGATGGCCACGCCGTCACGGTGGACCGCGACCACCGGCTCAAGGACGCATACCTCATCCATCGGCGGCAGCCGTCTCCGCAGATTGCCAGCCGGTTCCGCGGTGGCGGGCAGGTGTGCCAGTTTGGCGAAGGCTACCTCGGCGTCATCCATGAGGTAGCGATGATCGGTGGCCACAGGGCCTACGAGCATCGGTTCGTCTATTTCGACAATGCCCTGGCCTTGCGGCGGATCTCGCAGCCTTTCGCGTTTCGCGAACCACGGGCGATTGAGTTTGCCGCAGGGCTGGCCGTGCTCGGCGATCGTGTGGTCGTGAGCTTTGGCGTCCGCGATGCGGAAGCCTGGCTCGTCGAGCTCTCGGCTGCGGACATTGACGGGCTGCTGCATGAGCCAATTCAAGGCGAAGGTTGCGAAGACGCTGGAAGATGCGTGGCGGCCAGGTGACTGGTTTCGGCTCGACGACCGCGTGATCGAGCACTACCACCGCAAAGCCTGCGTGGCGGCCGACGTTCGCCCCAGGCGCGTCATCGAAATCGGCACCCGCTGCGGGTACTCGCTAGTCTCGTTTGCGACGGCGGCCCCCGACGCCCGCTATCTGTGCTTCGACGGTGCCTGCGACGCCGACTCCTTCGACTGCCTCGCCCACTGGCAGAGCGTGGTGGAGCGGTGGGCAATCGACGCGAGCCTGATCCTCGTGGACACGGCCCACGTCAAAAGCCTGCCCCCGGCGGACTTCGCCCACGTGGATGGCGACCACTCTTTCGCCGGTGCCCTGCGTGACCTGCGGCTGGTCGCTGCGTGCAAGACGATCCTGGCTGACGACTGCTGCAACCCGGAGGTCAAGAAGGCCGTGGTGCAGTTTGCGAGCGAGCGGCACCGACGTGTGGACTGGGCGAGCGACGGCCTGCGGGAGTACGCCGTCCTCACATGAAAATCGCCGTCTACGCCCTGGCGAAGAGCGAGGTGAAGCACGCGCAGGCGTGGGCAGAATCCTGTGCCGAGGCGGACCTGCGCATTGTCACCGACACGGGCTCCACCGACGGCACGCAGGGCGTGCTGCTGCAACAGGGTGTTACGGTGTGCACCGGCTACGTCGTGCCGTGGCGGTGGGACGACGCCCACAATCTCTCGCTGAACCACGTGCCGCCAGATGTGGACGTGTGCATCAGGCTAGACCTCGACGAGCGGCTGCAGCCCGGCTGGCGGCAGGCTGTCGAGGCGGCGTGGCAGGGTGGCGTCAACCAGCTGCGGTATCGGTACGTCTGGTCATGGACGCACGACGGGCGGCCGGGCCTCGAGTTCCTCTGCGACCGGGTGCATGCCCGGCATGGGTTCCGGTGGTCCGCCCCGACGCACGAGGGCCTCGTCTGCTGGTCTGGCGACCGTGTGCAGGCTCTCGCGCCGGGGCTTGAGATTCACCACCACCGCGACGCCGGCAAGAAGCACAAGACCGACCTAGAGCTTCTCCGCGTGGCGGTGCGTGAGGCCCCGCACGATGCCCGTGCCCAGTGGTATCTGGCCCGCGAGATGGACTACGCCGGGCTGCCGGAGACGGCCGACGCCTTCTTGACATACCTCAAGATGCCGGGCGGCGCGGCCACCGAGGTGGCCTACGCCTGCCGCGTGCTGTGGCGGCTGACCCACGACGAGAGCCATCTGCACTTTGCCACCCAGGCGAGCCCCGACGAGCCCGAGGCGTGGGAGAAGCTCGCCTACTGCGCCTACGCCCGCCGGGACTGGCCCAAGGTCATCGAGTACGCGAAGGCGGCGATCAACGCCAACGCACCGACGACGCACGCAAGTGAGCCGGACGCCAAGACCAAGGCATACGACCTGCTCGCCGTGGCTCTCTGGGAGCTTGGAGAGCGTCCACAAGCCCTTGCCGCAGCCAAGGAAGCCGTGGCACGATGCCCCGGTGACCCGCGGCTGGCGGGCAACGTCGCGGCCATGGAGCAGATCCTCGCGTGAGCAACCGCCTGCGGACCATTGCCGATGCCCTCGCCGAAGGCCTCGACGGCGTGACGTGGAGCGTGGCCGGCACGACGGTCTACCGCCGCAACTGGGCTGCCGTGGACATCGAGGACATGGCCAACCCGGTCATCTTCGTGGTGCCCGGCAACGCCGAGATTACCCGCATCGCCCGGCAGACGAGCCAGATCGAGTACATCGTCAACGTCTTCATCGGGCGGCATTGCCAGAGCGACCAAGAGGTGGACGGCATGCTCGACCTGGCCGACAGCGTCCTGCTGCAGATTCGTGCCCACGATTTTGATGGCGTGACCTGGCCAACGGGCGTGACGAGCCCGCAGTCAGTGTCGATCAACATCAACCCCGACGACGCCCTCAACGACCGCAACGTGTGGCGGGCCGTGATCGAGGCCCGCTACATCGTCTTTGAGGCCGACACCCTGCCGGAGACCTGATCCATGGCGGGTTTTGTTGGCACGCGCGGCGGCAAGACCAAGTTCCAGTGGAGCAAGGGCCAACTGGAGCGGATGATCGGGAAGGGGGCCGCCATCGCCTTGCAGCGGGCAGGCTTGGAGGTCCGCAAGCAGACGCAGCGCGGCATGGTTGGCGGCGGCAGCCGCACCGGTCGGCAGCCGCTGAAGCGTCCCAAGTTCTGGAAAGTGGGAGAGCGTGATGGCTTCAATATGGTGGCCATCGTGCGTCAAGTTCCGCGGCCCGACAAGGTTTCATCGTGGGCGCCGCAGGCGTTCCTCCGAAACGACATTGAGGCCGACTTCGACAGGCGATCGCTGTCTGTCGTCATCGGGCCAAGCAAGGAGCCGTGGCTCAACCAACTGCATGAGTTTGGCGGCAGCGTGCCCCTGTATTTCGTTGGCTCAAGAACGCCTGTCACGAGCGTGCGGGGGCTTACGATTCCGACCAGCGTGATGCGAACAGGCTCCAGCCCGCGCCGTGGGAAGGGCAGCAGATTGATTCGCAATCAAGGAGCCTATATCGGCTACATGACGAATGAGCCGCGCAGCGGCGCAATCTCGCTCGGTGCACGTCGCGTGCGCGGCCGGTCCTACATGGAGTTTGGCCTGCAAGCGTCCATGAGCAAGATCCCTCCGCAGTTCCGAAACACCATTTCTCGTGGCTCTCTCTGACGCCATACCCCCTCTTTCCTGCCTGCTGCCGCTCCTAGTTTGGACGCATCGCCGCCCCCGGCGGCACCCGTCCACAGGAGCAGCCCATGCCCACCGTCACCCTCGGGAAAGACGTGACCGTTTCCGGCGTCAGTAACGCCCGGTCCTGCACCGTCACCAGCAGCGCCGCCGAAGTCGATGTCACCAAGTTCGGCGACACGAGCCGCAAGTTTCGCAAGGCCCTCATCGAGCAGACCTGCGAGCTCGAGTGCGTGGACGCCCCCGGCGTGTCTATCGGCAACACGTTCACGCTCTCTGGCGTGCAGACCGGCAACAACGCCGAGTTCATCGTCACGAACATCACCGAGAGCGACCCGATCGACGGCATCAAGACGTACACGGTCTCGGGCACCCGCACCGAGCAGTCCTGACACCACACACAGCGAGGCTCTGACCCATGGCGATTTCTCTCGGCAAGGACGGTGCAGCCCCTCCGTTCGGCTCTGGCATCATCTCGGCGACCTACACCGAGGAGAAGGAGACGATCGACATCACGAACCGCAGCAACTGCGGCGGCTCCACCGGCGCCCCTGGCTACCGCGTCAGCAAGGCCGGCTTCACGAGCAAGACGTGGGAGATCGAGTGCCACGACCCCACGGGCGTGATGACGCAGCTGGAGACCCAGGGGGCCACCGGCTTCACGGTGATGGGCGTCACGGAAAACATCTCCATCGACGGGGCCGTGACCTACACGATCACCGCGCGGGAGGCCTGATTCGTGGCCATCACGCTCGGGAAGGATTGCACGATCTCGGTCGGCGGCAACATCGCATCCGCCCGCAGCGTGAGCCTTTCCTACAGCGTGCAGACGATCGACGTGCAGGAATACGGCGTCCGCACGGCAGCCGTCTACCCGATCCGCTACGAGGGCCAGGTCAGCGTCGAGTTCAACAACTCCTCTGACTTGGGCAGCCTCTACTCGATGATCACGGCCGGCACGGAGATCACGGTCTCCGGCGGTGCCGGGGCGTGGTCATTCCCGGCAGTGATAACCGGGGCGAGCGAGTCGGACCCGATCGACGGTGTGGCGACCTTCACGGTGGAGGCGCGGATGACCAAGCTCGGACTGAGGGCCGTATGAAAGAGTTTCGCGATGACCAGGGCAGGCCATGGGTGGTGGCACTGACTGTGGCGGCGGCCGAGCGTGTGCGTGGCCTCGTCACGATCGACGTGACGGAAGACGTGACGCAGCCCGACGGCAGCGTGACCAGGCAGACCCGCACCGTGCCGTTCGACCTCGTGGACGCCGGCAACATCAGCCGCACGCTCGAGGTACTCCGCAGCCAGTACGGCAAGATTGGCGAGATCCTATACGCCATCTGCCGCTCCCAGGTTGACGAGAAGAAACTCACGAAGGAGCAGTTTCTGGAGGGGCTCCGCGGCGACGCCTTGGATGCTGGCGTGAAAGCCCTGGAGCAGGAGCTCGTCGATTTTTTCCCCCAGCGCCTCCGTCGCATGGTCGGCCTGCTCGTCAGCAAGATGGACGAGATGGCGACCGAGCTCCTGACGCGAGCGGAGGCGGGCCTGGAGGCAGCGACGATCGAGACGCTCGTACCGTCTGGCACACCATCTACGAAGCCGCAGGCATCGTCGGATGCCACCCCGGAGAGTGGACCCTGCGAAACCTCCTCATTGCCCGCGACAGCCGCCTAGAGATGGATTGGTGGCACACCGCCAA